TCCTGCGGGGTCGTCTGTCATGTACGTAGCTCCTACGCTGGGACAGGCACGTAGCATTATCTGGGACTTGCTGCATGAGCTTGGAAGACCCATCATTAAAAGCAGCCACGTAAACAATTTAGAGATTACGCTCATTAACGGAAGAAAGATATTAGTAAGGGGAGCTGACAATCCTGACAGTCTTCGTGGTGTGAGTCTTTATTACTTAGTGATGGACGAGGTGGCCTTCATTAAGCAAGACATTTGGGAGAAAGTGCTACGAGCTTCCTTGTCTGACCAAAAAGGAAGGGCTCTTTTCATTTCTACTCCGTCAGGTCGTAATTGGTTTTACGACATGTTCAAGCTAGGACAGAGCGAGGAAGACGAGGAATGGAGGTCGTGGCATTTCACCACCAAAGACAACGAAACCATTGACCCTAAAGAAATTGAAGCGGCTAAGCGCACCCTGAGCACCTTTGCATTTAAGCAGGAATATGAGAGTTCCTTTGACACGGCAGGCTCTGATGTCTTCAAAGAAGAATGGTGGAAGGAAGGTAAAGAGCCTCAGTATGGGCAGTATGTCGTAGCCATTGACCTTGCAGGCTTTGAAGATGTGGCAAAGAATGCCTCAGCCCACAAGAAGAAGCTAGACGAGAGCGCCATTGCCATTGTCAAGCTTGAGGACAACGGGGATTGGTTTGTAAAGAAAATTGAACACGGACGCTGGGACATTAGAGAAACTGCCGTCAACATTCTTAAAACCATTCGTGACTACCAACCCATTGCTGTTGGCATTGAGCGAGGAGCTTTGAAGAATGCTGTCCTGCCCTACCTCAATGATCTCATGCGCAAGAACAACATTTACTCCCACATCCAAGACCTCACCCACGGAAACAAAAAGAAAGCAGACAGGGTGGTCTGGAGCCTTCAGGGACGAATGGAACATGGACGCATCACCTTCAACGAGAACGAAGACTGGGCAGAGTTTAAAGATCAGCTTCTGTTGTTTCCCACAAACGGGGTACATGACGACTTAGTGGATGCTTTGTCGTACATTGACCAGCTTGCTGTGACAAACTATCAGCAAGACTACGATGAAGATGAGCATGAAATTCTTGACGTTATAGCGGGGTACTAGTATGAAACAAGGACTCTACAGCAACATCCAAGCAAAGCGTAAACGCATTGCTGCAGGTAGTGGAGAGAAGATGAGAAAACCCGGCACCAAAGGTGCTCCTTCTGACAAAGACTTCAAAGATGCTGCTAAGACGGCTAAGAAAGGAAAGAAATATGCCTGATATGAAAAAATCTGCTGCTTATGAAAAGCTGGATAAGCAGGAAGAAAAGATTGAAATGAAGAAGAAAAAGATTAAGCAGGTTGAAATGGAAGACATGATTCGGTCTATTGTTCGTAGCGAGCTGAGCCGTGCTCCCATGCCTAAGCGTGGTAGCCGTGTTGCTAAGAATAAGGCCAGCAGAGGTGGTTGATTCTCGACTAAAGAAGGCAGGTGTGTCGGGCTATAACAAGCCTAAGCGCACTCCTGACCATCCCACCAAAAGCCATGTGGTAGTTGCCAAGGAAGGCGATAAGATTAAGACCATTAGATTTGGTCAGCAGGGCGTAGAAGGCTCTCCTGAGGGCTCTAAACGCAACAAGGCTTTCAAGGCCCGCCATGCTGAGAACATCGCCAAAGGAAAGATGTCTGCGGCTTGGTGGGCGGCTCAGGTGAAGTGGAAATAATTATGAAGAAAACTAAATCTGAAAAGAAAATTAGCAAGGTGATGCGGGAGTACAAAGAAGGAACCCTGCATAGCGGTAAAGGTGGCCCTGTCGTAAAAGGTCGGAAACAAGCCATCGCCATTGCTCTTTCGGAGGCAGGTAAGGCCAAGAAACCCATGAAGAAAGCTAAATAACATGGCAGAGAAAAACCCTACATTTGAGATGCAGACACAAGACGAGACAGAGCTTGTTGCGTGGGTTGTATCTAAGCTTGATCCGTGGCGTGACCACAGGGATGTAAACTTCCTTCCCCTATGGGAGGAATATGAGCGCATCTTCCGTGGCCTGTGGGCTGCTGAGGACAAGACTCGTGAGAGTGAGCGCAGCCGCATCATCAGTCCCGCTACACAGCAGGCTGTTGAAACCCGTCACGCCGAAATCATGGAAGCCATCTTTGGACAAGGTGAGTTCTTTGACATTCAAGACGATGTAAGGGATGTAGACGGCAATCCTCTGGATGTTGAGGCCATCAAGAAACAGCTGATGGAAGACTTCAAACTGGACAAGATTAAGAAATCTATCGACCAGATTGAACTCATGGCTGAAATCTATGGAACAGGCATTGGCGAAATCATTGTTGACGAGACAACAGAATATCGTCCTGCTACACAGCCTTTGCCGGGTGTTGTCGGAGCTGCTGCCATTGGTGTCGAGGAAGTGCCTCGCACACGGGTGCGCCTAAAGCCTGTCAATCCCAAAAACTTCCTCATTGACCCTAACGCTGACAGCATTGAAGATGCTATGGGTGTCGCCATTGAGAAGTTTGTGTCTGTCCACAAAGTTGTGGAAGGCATGGAAAAGGGCATTTACAAGAAAGTGGACTTGCAATTGTCTGGGGAAGACCCTGATTTAGAGCCTGTTCAGGAAGACGTATATTACCAGCAAGACAAGGTGAAGTTGACGGTTTATTACGGACTGATTCCTAAGGAATATCTCAATGCGCTAAACGAAAGCGATGCCGAAACCGTAGACTTATTCCCTGATGAAAGCCTTGCAGAAGAATATGGCAACATGGTGGAAGCCATTGTAGTTATTGCCAATGACGGGCAGCTTCTGAAAGCTGAAGAAAACCCGTACATGATGAAAGACCGCCCCATTGTGGCATATCAGGATGATACCATTCCTGGGCGCTTCTGGGGACGTGGGACAGTGGAAAAGGCCTACAACATGCAAAAGGCCATTGATGGCCAGCTGCGGGCTCATATGGACTCTCTGGCACTCACCACAGCCCCCATGATTGCTATGGATGCTACGCGCCTGCCGCGTGGGGCTAAATTTGAAATTAAACCGGGTAAGGCAGTGCTTACGAACGGAGCTCCGTCCGAAATCATTTATCCGTTCCACTTTGGTCAGACAAACAACGATGTGGCTGTTTCTGCCCAAAACTTTGAGCGCCTGCTTTTGCAGGCCACAGGTACGGTGGACAGCGCAGGCATGCCCTCCAACATTCCCCGTGACGCAGGCGCTGGTGGCATGTCTATGGCAATGGCAGGCATCATTAAGAAGTATAAGCGAACACTTACAAACTTCCAAGAAGACTTCTTAATGCCCTTCATTGAGAAGGCCACCTATCGTTACATGCAATTTGACCCTGAGCGTTATCCGTCGGTGGACATGAAGTTTGTCCCGACAGCTACGCTGGGCATCCTGGCCCGTGAGTTTGAGCAGCAGCAGCTAATTGGCCTGCTCCAGACCCTTGGCCCGAACACTCCTGTGTTGCCTCTGATTCTCAAAGGCATCCTGCAAAACTCCAGTCTCACCAACCGTGGGGAACTCATTGCGGCCCTGGAGCAAATGTCGCAGCCTTCTCCCGAGGCTCAGCAGGCCCAGCAGATGGAGCAGCAGGCTCAGATGGCCCTTGTGGAGGCTCAGGTGGCCGATCTACAAAGCAAGGCTCAAAAACAGGCTGCAGAGGCTCAGAAAGCCCTTACAGAGGCTCAAATTATGCCTCAAGAGGCCCAGGCTAAGCTTATTTCTGCCTTGTCCACCAACTTGGACGAGGATCAGGAGGCTAAAGACTTTGAAAGAAGGACAAAAATTGCTGATTTACTACTAAAAGAGCAGGACATTAAGAGCAATGAACGCATTGCCTTAGCTCAAATGGCTACAAAACAGCTAAAAAATTGATAAAAACACTTGACAAAATGTCGCCAATGTGATACAATAGCGACAATTTAAAAAGTTCTCCTGAAAGGATAAAGAACTATGGACAGAGAGATTCAGCAGTATTACGAAGGTCAGTTTTCTATGATGTCCAGCAAGGGCTGGATGGACTTAATGGAAGACCTTCAAAAGTTTAGGGCAAGCATCAACGAACTTTCAACTGTCGTAGACGAGCAAAGTTTGTTTTTTCGTAAAGGTCAGCTTGATATTCTTGATCTTGTCCTAACCCGTAGACAGGCTTGTGAGAAAGCCTACGAGGAGATTCAAAATGCGTCGGATATTTGAATTCCTCTGCTCGGAAGGGCATGTGACAGAGCAATACATTGACGAACTTAGCAGAGAAGCACCTTGTAGTGCCTGCGGTAAAGCGTCTAAACGAATTGTTTCCACCCCTCGCGTGAAGCTGGAAGGAATCACAGGTGATTTCCCAGGGGCATACGATAGATGGGAACGAGTAAGGGCTGAGAAATTAGCCCAAGAAAAGAAGAAAGCCGCCTCACACGGCGAATAACTTTCTTTATCGCCCGAAAGGGTATTTTTACATTTCCTAGAACCAGAAGTTGCTGGCAGGAGAAAGGGTTAGCATGGCATTAGTTGATAACGAGGAACTGTCTCAAGAAAACACTAGCGAGATTACAGCTGTTGAACAGCAGCAGACACAAAAAGCCGAAGCTGAAGCGCAGGCTCCTAAGATTCCCGAGAAATATCGGGGAAAGTCGGTGGAAGAGATTGTGCAGATGCACCAAGAAGCTGAAAAGCTCATTGGTAGGCAAGCCCAGGAAGTGGGCGACCTGCGAAAACTTGCAGATGATTTTCTAAAACAGCAACTCTCCGTTAAAGCTGAACAAAAGCCTGCTGCGGAAGAAAGCGAAATTGACTTCTTTGATGATCCGCGAAAGGCGGTTCAGAAGGCAGTGGAAACCCACCCTGACGTTTTAGCAGCTAAACAGGCTGCTTCAGAGTTTAAGAGGATGCAGACACAGGCTAAGCTTGCACAGAAGCATCCCGATTTTACTCAGGTCGTCAACGATGGGGAATTTATTGAGTGGGTTAAGGGCAGTCCTATTCGTCTGAATATGTTTGCTATGGCTGATGCTCAATATGACTTTGACGCTGCTGATGAGCTTCTTTCAACGTTTAAGCAGATTCGTTCAACAAAAACACAAACGACCAAACAAGAAGGTCAGGAAGTGCTCAAGCAAAACTTGAAAGCTGCCAGTGTGGATGTCGGAGGAACCGGCGAAGCTCAAAGGAAGATTTATCGTCGTGCTGACCTTATTCGGCTACGCATGACAGACCCGGCTCGTTACGAAGCTTTGGAGCCTGAGATTCGGGCGGCATATGCTGAAGGGCGTGTCCGGTAATTTGACACACTTTTTTAGGAGATTTTAAAATGCCTTTAGGTACTAATAACGTTACAACCACGACAGCAGCAACATTCATTCCTGAGATTTGGAGTGATGAGATTGTTGCAACTTACAAGAAGAACCTCGTTCTCGCCAACCTCATCAAGCGGATGAGCTTCAAGGGCAAGAAGGGCGACAGCGTTCACATCCCCGCACCCGTGCGTGGTAACGCTTCGGTCAAGGCTGCTTCCACTCAGGTTACCCTGATTGCTGGCACCGAGAGCGAAGTGGTTGTGAACATCGACCAGCACTACGAGTACAGCCGCCTCATCGAGGACATCGTCGAAGTGCAAGCCCTGTCGTCGCTGCGTAACTTCTACACGGAAGACGCTGGCTACGCCCTGGCTCGTCAGGTTGACACTTCGCTGATCCAGCTGGGTCGCGGTGTGCAAGGTGGTGGCGGTACGTCTGCTTACAGCGGTGCTTTCTCGGGCGCTGACGGTACAACGGCTTATGTCGCTGCTACCAACACAGGCTCTGGTGCCATCACTGATGCTGCCATCCGTCGTTCCATCCAGCGTCTGGATGATCAGGACGTTCCTATGGACAACCGTTTCCTGATTGTTCCTCCGTCGACTCGTAACACCCTGATGGGCATTGCTCGTTTCACCGAGCAGGCTTTCGTGGGTGAGCAGGGCCCGAACAACACCATCCGCAATGGTGAAATCGGTAACGTGTACGGTGTTCCCGTGTTTGTGTCCAGCAATGCTGACACCACTTCGGGCTCCACTGCTACTCGTATCTGCCTGATGGGTCACAAAGACTTCGCCGTGCTGGTTGAGCAGATGGGTGTGCGTTCGCAGACTCAGTACAAACAAGAATGGCTTGGTACTCTGTTCACCTCTGACATGCTGTATGGCGTGAAAGAGTTGCGCGACTACAGCGCAGTTGCTCTGGCTGTTCCGGCCTAAGCTTAAAGGGGAGGTCTTAAAAGGGCCTCCTCCTTTTTAAAGGGGCTTACAAGGCTCCTTCAGAAAGGGGAAACACATGGCTAAATTTAAAAGCGTTCAGACAGGCGATGTGTACGAGTTTACACAGCAAAACGACATTGAGACAATGCGTAAGCATAACGAGTATGTCGAAGTGATTGAAGAAGAAAAACCTGTAGAGAAAAAACCGGGTCGTCCTGCCAAACAGAAAGAAGAATGATGGCTTCTATTGCTTCTTTATTTTCAGACGTTGTACCTCAGGCGAGTGGCTACACGCCTGATTACTTTCAAAATGTCCAACAAATTTATCAGCAAATTTTGCCAGGACAGACTTTAGATACTGAAGCATTGTCATCTTGGTACAGGGGCGATGTTAATATTCCTTTTGGTCGAACAGAGTTTGCCGCTCCAATATCTCCTCCGTTAGGAGGGCCTTCCATCCCTAATGATGGATTATTAACATCTTCCGATATGGGTGGTGGCGGTTTTGATAATCAAAGCGGTGTGGCTTCAGGAAGAGATGATGTTGGATTAGCGTCTTATAATAATGTTAGTCCAGCGGCGATTCGTGGGATGGGAATTGCTTTATCTTTAATGGGTTTACCTGGGGGCTTGTTTTCTACAAATGCAGTTTCTCTTGCTAACGCTTTGAACTCTTTTTCGTATAATCAAGCAGCCAATTACAATAAAGCTCTTTTAGCCGCTCAACTTAATCTTAGCGAAAATGATCCAGCTAATGCTGCTGCCTTAGCTTCAGCAATTGATTCCTTAAGTGCGTTTAATTCAGGAACTGCCTCCGCCACAGCCGGAGCTTCTGGTACAGGGGGTGCTGCGGCTTCAGCTGCTGCCGCAGCCGCTGAGGCTGCTGCTTCTGCTGGATATTCAGACGCTGCTATTGGTGCAGCATCGCAGGCTGCAGCAAATGCAGTTGTAAACGGAGCCTCGTTAAGTGGTGCTTTAGCAGCCGGTGAAGCTGCTGCAGCAATTGCAGAGGGAAATATACCTTCTTTTAGTGATTTTAACAGCGGCCTATTAGGTCTGTCATCTTCGGAAGTCGGACAGGCCGAACAGGCGGCAGTGGAGGCAGCTTTAGCCGCAGAATTTGGTGATGCCGCAATTGCTGCTGCCGACGCTGCTGCTGCCAATGCTTCGGCAGAGGCTTACGGCGGCACAGGAGCCGCGAGCAGCGATGTCTCCGGTGGATATGGCGGTGTCGACAGTGGTGGATATAGCGGCGATGGTAGTGGCGGTTACTACTAAAGGAGAAAACTTATGAGTGTCTATCGCGGCCCTGGAGGCCCTGGGGATGCTACAGATGACGCAAGCACACAAGCCTCTGTTGCTGTTGAAAAGGCAAACGAGGCTAATGCGTCTGCTGCAGCAGCCTTAGCCAGCCAAACAGCAGCGGCGGCTTCTGCGGCCAGCGCAGCCACCAGTGCTGCCAATGCCTCGTCTTCGGCCTCTGCGGCCTCTACAAGCGCCTCTAACGCTTCTAGCAGTGCTTCCAGTGCTGCAGGGTCGGCTTCTACGGCTACAACGCAGGCAGGCAATGCGTCAACCAGCGCAGCAAATGCTGCCTCGTCTGCCACGGCAGCAGCTGGCAGTGCTTCTGCAGCAGATACCAGCGCCACCAATGCAGCCAATAGCGCCTCTAACGCCTCAACAAGCGCGTCAAATGCGTCTTCTAGCGCCTCTGCAGCGGCTGGAAGTGCTTCTAATGCAGCTTCCTCGGCTTCATCGGCCTCAGCAAGCGCCTCAGCAGCCTCTGGAAGCGCCTCTAATGCTGCCTCCAGTGCTTCTACGGCTTCCTCTGCAGCTTCTACAGCCACAACCCAGGCCACCAACGCTGCCAACAGCGCCTCATCGGCTTCTACCTCGGCCTCCAATGCTGCAGGAAGTGCTACAACGGCTTCAACAAAAGCGGATGAGGCCTCTGCGAGTGCCTCTGCAGCGGCCTCCAGTGCTTCTGCTGCGTCCACTTCTGCTACGAATGCCTCTAACAGTGCTTCAGCGGCTTCTACGAGTGCCACAAACGCCTCTAATAGTGCCTCTGCAGCAGCCACCTCGGCCACGAACGCTGCTAACAGTGCTTCGGCAGCTGCTACGAGTGCTACGAATGCGGCGAATAGCGCCACGGAAGCTAGCAATGTGTTGTCTACCTCCGTAAGGCTTACGGGCGATCAGACAGTGGCTGGGGTGAAAACTTTTTCTAGCACCATTGTAGGAAGCATTAGCGGCAATGCAGCCACAGTGACTAACGGGGTAGTTACAACAGGCTCCTACACCGACCCCTCTTGGATTGTTTCTTTAGACGGATTAAAAGTGACAGGCACCGTTGAAGGTGGAACTTATTAAGGAAAACACATGGCAACTCTTTTAACTAAACGCAGCAACACATCGGGTTCTGTTCCCTTAGCGGCTCAGCTTACAAATAGCACAGGCGGGGCTGAGCTTGCCGTTAACACGGCTGATAAGCGCCTTTATGTCAAAGACTCTGGAGGCACCGTCGTAGAGCTTGGCATTTCTCCGGGTTCTATGCCAACATACGCTAGTGGCACCGCCAACGGCGTGACGTACCTCAACGGCAGCAAAGTGCTGACTTCGGGGTCGGTGCTGACGTTTGATGGCGCACAACTTGGTGTCAACGGCCTCACCGTAGGCCGTGGCGCAGGTGCTGAGTCTGGGTCAACTGTTGTTGGTTCTGGCGCATTGGCTGGGTCGAACACCGGTGCAAATAACACCGCTATTGGCAGACTTGCACTTGCTGGCAACACATCGGGCGCTCAAAACAATGCGCTTGGCTATGCCGCATTGACTACCAATACCACGGGCACCGACAACACCGCTGTTGGTCACTTGGCGCTATATCTAAACACTACTGGTGGGCAAAATG